TCTGAATAGGCATAAAAGTTGCCAATTTGTGACGCGCCGGCGTTACTACCTGCAGCGGCTTTAACAACCTTTGTAGGTTCGGGTTTCTTATTAAAAATCGCCATAGTTTTATTGTGTCACAATCTCGGGGTTTTAGGTGGCACTAGCCGGCGCCGTGCAATCCCCGACGGAAAGCAAGCCGACTAATGCCAAAACGACTTTAGCGGTAATTCGTAACAATTATGGGTTTACCTATGGCTTGTGGACGGGCCGCCAACGCTGCCGCCCAAATCATACAACGGCAAGCCTCAATAGGCCCGGGGCTTCTCAAACTGCTAACCGTTATACCGTTTTTTTCGCGTATCAGTACTGCCCGTTCAACGTGACTGTTTAGTAGCTGTTGGTTGTTGTGCGTAAGTTTGTTTTCTAAAATCATGGCACGTACCGCGCTAGTCCATTTCAACAACTCTTTATAGCCAACAATTACGCGCCTAGTTTCGTATTTCACCGGACAAGAGTTTTCTAAAACGGGCACAATAGCCAACTTTAAATTAGGGTTTTCCGCTATTTGCTGTTCTACCTTTTCCCACAATTCGGTAACGGTTTCGGCCACAAACGCCAAAACAACATGGGTTTTATTATCTACTTGGACGGCGCGCACGGCTGTATACGTGCTTTCGTCTAACGCCATTTCAACGGCAAGCACTCCGCCCGGCGGTGCTTTTTCGTCTGTGCTTAAAGCTTCAAAAACGCCCGGCGCTAACCAACCGTTGTTTACGGCTTGAAAAAGGTTTACAGACGCCCGTAGAAACGCGCTGCGGTTTGGGCCTTGTGCTTCGCCTTGAATTACGTCCAGTTCAATTAGCCCGCCCGCTAGGGCAGGGTTAGCGTATTCCCAAGCCTCAACGGTCATAGGGTCAAGTGTTGGCGGTGGGCTGAATTCGGCAAAGTACAGGTTTGTTTTTTCTCCTGTGTCTATTGCTTTTAAGCCTTGGTCTCTCCAGCGGAGTAGCAATTTACTTTCCTGCGTACCCGCGGTGCTTATCATCAAACACAAAGGATTTTTACGCGCACGTTGTGCAGGCAAAAGGCCATTTTCAAGGGCATCTTCGGAAATCTGCCAGCACTCATCAGCGGTAACTAAATCCACGCTGTAGCCGTGACCTGCAGCCGGGGTAGCGGCGCGAATGTGCCAAACGCTGCCATTAGGCATTGTTACCTTTTGCCGGCCGTAAGACCATGAAACCTCTGCACCAAACTTGGCTTCAAGTATCGGCGCTAGGTAATTGAATTGCGCGGCCGTCAAATCCAACTTATGACTAACGCTAATAACTGTTTGCGGTTTGCCGCGTAGTTCGGTTTCTTTAGTCAACCAATGGCCTATTAAGGCACTAGAGAGCATGCTCTTACCATTCTGTCTAGCCACCGATACAAGGCCAACACGGTGTAACCATTTGCCCTCATCATCAAAACTAGTTAAACCCTCTAAACAATGCCTTTGCCATTTCATTAGAGGCATGTCTAAAACCCTCTCCGCAAAATCAGCAATATCCGCCGCGCGTGATTCGTAACCACTGTGCGTAGTCGTTTCTAATCGGGGTAGATAGCGGCCAGTCTTGGCTAGTTCCAGCAAACCCTTATGGGATATAGGATTAGTAGAGACGGGGGCTTCTGTCGGCTGTGTAAAAAAACGCTGTGAGTGTTTGTCTTTATTTTCCTTACTGGTATTGGGTTTTACGACGTAGTTCCCTGCGTCTCTAGCTGCACGGTATTTGTTTCCTCGCGCTGCATTACAACTACGGCAAGCGCTGCGTAAGTTGTCCAAACTGTTTACACCGGGTTGCCCTTGTGGCCAACGGTCTACTTCTATTACATGGTCTGCTTCTGTTGCCGGCTTACCACAATAAAAACAGAATGGGTTTTCTTGTAACAATATTAGTTTGTTGCGTTTGTATTCTGCTTGGTTACGTGGCCTGCTGCCTTTGTGTTTGCTTGGCATTACTCACGCGCCTACGGCTTGTGCTAGCGCCGCGCTTGCGCGCGTTGCTGTTGGTGTTGGTTGGTTACTAATCATGTCGGGCTAATCCTTTAACGTTTGTTTGTTATGTGTATGTCTTGCTTACTGTATTAAAAGCCTAATGAGTTAAAGCCCCACCCACGGGGTTGCCCTAACCCGTACCCACTTAGTTGTATTGGCTGATTATGTTTACAGCCTGCCGCGCCATTGGCCCGGTCACTTCGTCGCGCATGATTACGGGCATAGCGCACTACCTACGTTGCCGTATGTTCCCAACTGCCGTGCAACGGGCTTAGGGCTTGGCTAGTCAACCATTAGGCGGTAGCTAGAAACTTAATGATTGTTGGCATTTGATTAGGTCGCCAAACCTGCACAATGCAAGCCGACAAATCCAACCGGTCTAACCATGCTTCCTGTTGTTTGCTTAAACGTCCAATATCGGTTTTAAGTTCTGCAAAAACTAGCACACCCTTTGGGTTGACTAACACCAAATCGGGGAAACCGCTATTCCCTTGTATGTGTGTTGCCCATTGGCCGCGCTTATTCATTGCGGGTAGGTCATGGTGTACAAACCAACCGTAACGCGTAGCAATATCTATAACGCTATTTTTAAACGTCGCTTCGTTCATTAGTCGCGCATTGGTCGGTTATTAACGGTCATTTGCCATATGTTGTCTGCTAAATGTTTGCCGGCCCAACGTAAATATTGTTCTATTTCGTCTTTGTGCATAAAATCGGGCTGTTTTTGTAGTGTTTCTATTAACTCCACAATTTCGCGTAATGCTTTCATTTGTTCGCTAATCATTAGTCGGCCTTACTGTTAGGTAGTTGTTTTAGCGCGTCAATCATTTGCGTAGCCTGTTCAGGGCTTAATGTCTCTAACGTCACCGCGTCACTATTCAGCGTTGCTGCTATGTAATCGTGTAACGCGGCTTCGTCAAACCCCGCGCCTTTAGCTAATGACTTAATAAAATACACCTGTTTTTGGCTTGCGCCTTTGCTATGTGTATTGGTTGGCTGTTCGCGCCGAATAGGTGCTATTTGTGCGTCGGGGCTTTTACCTGTTTGCCGGGCTTCTATTTCGTTACGTGAAGCAATGCTTTTACTAATGCCAAACCCCATATAACCAAGGGCACGGCCTAACGCGCTTGTCATACCTACCATGAATTCGCTGTTTTTCGTGTAAGGCGTTTTGCCGGGGTAAGGTTCGGCTGCGGTAGCAATGCTTGGGATTAGGTCGGCAGCGTCGCGCCAAACGGTAATAGTGCAACGGTAAAACGTGCTTCCGTCCGGCATAGTTACAACCTCTGCGGCTGTTTCTTGTATGCGTAAATCCGGGTAGCGCTTCAATGCTTCCGCTAAGCGTGTAGGGACGTCTACGTAGTTGTCTATGTTAAATGCCATTACCAACCGCTTTTCTTCACGCAAGGCTTCAAACTAACGTGTAGCCAAATTACTTTGCCGGGGTTTTCGCTTGACGTGCACGGCTTCAAAAGGTCGCCGCATTTCTTACATTTTTTCATGTCGGGTTGTTCTTTCATGTCGGGTTATATTGCTGCAGGTAATGTACTCATTGCGTGTAACAAAGTTTGTGGCGTTTTAAAGCATGGCAACGGCATATATGGTGCCCACCGGTCAACTTGCATAGTTTCGTACAACGTATTCCAACCGCGCAAAATTACCGCCTTGTTTTCTTTGTCCAAGGTTGCTAGCACGTATATTGCGGGCTTGTCAAAATCGCGCGTAAGTAGACAACCGTCCGGGCGTGGGGTTGTGCGTACTTCGTAACGGCCAACGTCGTTTGCTTTAGGGTTGTACGGTTCGTAACCCCAATAAACGTGTAAATGTTTGGCTAACGCGAATTCACCTAGCGCGCCTATTTTGTCGGGCAAAGTGTTTTTAAATTCGCCTTTAAATCGGTCTTCGTGATTATTGCCTTTAGCGTTTTCGTGGCGTAATTCGGCTACTGCGTATGCGTAGTTTATTTCCGTCGGGCTTAAATAAACAGTTGACATTTAGCCGCCTAAAGCCTCTATTGCTTCGCTAACGGCCTGCCATGCGTCCTGTTGGCCGCTTAAATCTAGGTCTATTGCTACGTGCTTTAAACGTGCAATTAGGTCGGCGTGTTTAGGTTTGTACGGAATATGTGCCGGTCTGCATATTTCGTCTATTAAGTCAAATACTGCCATTTGGTGTTTGGCCATTGCGTTTGCTGTTGGGTCTAACATACGTCGGGTTTCCTCACTTAGTCCGTATTCGGGGTAGGGCTGTTCTTGCATTTACTTTGCTGTTCTCCATGGTAGCCAATCGCTGTTACGCCAAATAGCAACCATGGCTTTTGTGTTGGTTGTTGGGTCGTACAGGTCGTCACAAGTTTGCAATATGTCTTTAGCTTGTAACCAACCAATAGGCCAATACTTGTTAGGTAGGCACCAATAACCGTTAATTTGGTAAATGCCGTAACTACCGCCGTTTGTGTCTAAAGCGTTATAGGCGTTGCTTGTACAACGGCTTTCACGAACTGCTACCCGCAATGCTGTTTCTAGTTCGCTAGGCGGTAATCCCTCGGCTAAGGCCAACGACGCAACCTGCGTGCAGGTAGTGACCAATGCGGGCAACGTGGTTGTAGTTGTGGTTGGCGGTAGTGAAGCCGGTACAACCTGTGTATTTTCGGTTGGGGCCTGTGCATTACCGGGGCTAAAAACTAATAAAACGCCAATAATTAGCGCTATTGCGCCTGTGGTTATCTTGTGGGTAATCATTTTGCTACTTCCATTTGGTAAGGGTTTCCCCATGTTCCGGTAGCCGGACTTTTAAAAACTAGTTGTACGTGTAAAACGTCGTTTGTTTGTGGGTCTCTAAAAATTTGTACCATGGCTTTTTGCCCGGTGGCAAGCGAGGTTATAAAACACTCGTAGTTAAAAAACTGTAGTTCGTTCATGGTAAATGGCTTTCCGTCGGTAAAGAAAACCCTAGCGAACGATTGTTACGCGGTTGTGGATACCCCAAATACCGTTTGGAATATGGTTTTTACGGCTTCCGGATTATCTGCCATAGCCGGTGATAGTTCTATATGCCACCAATCGCCACCGGGCGCACCTGTAACGGTTTTGGTTTCATATGCTTTCCACGCTTGACGGTCACAACGCCACGCACGGCCAAACGGTTGTGGCCAATAGTCAATAATCATTTGTACGCCTAGTTTGTTTGCGTTGGCTACCACAACGTCTATAAACGCTTTAGAAACTTTGCGGCCCTCTGCTACTCCCTTTGTGTCTAACTTGCGGTATGACAAGTCCATAGCGCGCCCTGTGGCGTGTACTGACATTGTGCCGGGCTTGCCTTTAATATCTCGCTGCCCATAGGTACCGTTATTCCACAAAGCACCGTTAGACCATTTTGCAGCTTGCCTAACCCATTCTTCAGTACCGGCACGTTTGCCTTTTGCGGGGCCGTCGCTGTTACCTATGTAGTCGCGGCTTCCGGGTACTCCGGGTTGGGCTTTAGCCGTCATGTTTAACCCTCGCTTGGTGTGCCGGGTTTGCTTTTTAGTCCATTGGAAGCAACAAGGCCGCTAAGTGTGCCTGTGAGAAACACAAGCAACGTGCTTAGTAAGTCAATTAGTTGCGCGTCTGTTGGTGCCTGTTCGGTTGGTTGGTCTACGAACAAAATGCCGTAGATAAATGCCATAACCGTAAACGAAAAACAAATAGCCATAAGACGGCCAACAAATACGATTAGCCCTGCGTGTTGTTGTTCAGGTGTTTTATTCACAAGAGGCTTTCGTAAAGCATTGGTACTCAATGTTTGTTTTAGAAACTGTGCAACCACTACAACCCCAAACTACAACGGCAATAAATAGCACGTAACCAATCATGTAACGCCATTTCATTAACTTAGTAGCGCGGATACTTCGTCGGCAGTCAATCCAAGTTTCTTTAGCGTCGCGTCTTTGAGTTTTTTCTTGTCGGCTTCCTCTTGACGCCATGCGGCAAATTGTGCAAGGTCTTGTTCGTACTGTTCATTTACTGGTTCAGTCATGGTTCTAACTTTCTGAATATCCGTAAACACGGTAAAAACCTGTGCTTGACGCTGCGAATATAAATGTTAAACCGTCGGTTGCTTCTAACACGTTATACATGCCACCAAAATTGCTAAAACCTTGGTAGCCGCCGTGGCCTGACCAAGCGGTGTAAGAACCGGTGTTTGTTGGGTCGTACACGGTTATTGAAACGCCGTCGCCAGTAGTGCCCGAGCCAACAATAAGGCCAGCGCTAGTAGCACCGTTGTAACCAGTTGTAGTTACTGTTCCACCGCTGTTAACCCTTGTTCGGGCGGCGTAATAGTTAGCCGCTGTACGCGCTGTTCCCGCATTATTTACACGGAAAGTAACTTCGCTATCGCCAGAACCGCCGGAAGTTACGTCTAACAAAACAACATAGTTTTTGTATGTGCTAGTAAAAACACCAGCCGCCATTCCAACGGTTGTTTGTGCCGTAAACGCGGCGCCCGTTACATAAACAAGCCCCGGTGTTGTACCTACCGATTGCCACGCCGCGCCGTCATAGTATTGCGTAGTATTTGTTGCTTCAATGTAGGCAAACTGCCCTTCGGCAAGCACCTTTTCACCGGTTCCACCGAAAGCCGCGTCACGCGTTGTAGTCGTAGCAAAGACCGGTATACCCGTATTTATTTGTGTTTGCTGTGCTGCCGTAAGTACTTGACCTGCGGTAAATGCCGGTACTGCTATTTGTGCGTTGGCTCCCATAATTCTCCTATCCTAATTCAGCCAAGCACGTTAAGCGCGTCAAGTTGGCCAAAATTCAAATCGTCTAAAATCAGCTCATAAACAATGGTTGTAGGGCTTGTAAACAAAGCGACCCGGTGCCCATCTAACGTAATCGTATGTTCTATGCCCTCTACGCTTAACTCTTGGGCAAGGGTCATAGTCGTATTACCTGTTACAAATTGTTTTTCTATGGTTATGGTGTCGTTAATGTCAATAATGGCCACCGTGTCGCGTTGTGCGTTAGTTAGGGCACCAAATACGGTTTCTACGCTGTTATAGCGGGCTTCCGGGTATGGGTCTAAAAGGTAGGTTGCCGCTGCCGCTAGTTCGGTATCGTCTAAAAGGCTGTTTGTAATGCTGTTTGTTTGAATAAAAAACGCGGCTTGGCTAGCTAAATCCTCGGCGGTTTCTACTGCTGTACCTAGGTTTTCTATTAGTACACGGTTAGTTACTTGGTCTGCTTCAAATGTAATACCTAGGCCGTCGTAGGGTATTTGGGTGCCGTCGTCGTGAAAGTCGGCGACGCTGCCGGAAAGGGTAGTACCCGTCCTCGGGGTAAAGGTCAGCACTCCCGCGCGTGACACAAACAAACGGCCAAATTCTGCGGTTTGGTTTATTTGGGTTAGGTAACTTAAAACGTTTGTACCTGCGGGCACGGTGTAAGCGGCGTCGTGGCCTAGGTCAACGCTTCCAATGTCAATGTTACGGGCCGCGCCCGTTGGGTAGTCCACTTCCGGTAGGTCTAAAACGGTTTCTATACGTTCGCCGG